TCATCACTCCGCCTTTAACTTAGCAAGTTGTCTTTTAAGTCTTTTCATCTTTAAAGTTCTTAGCTCACTAACTGTCATAACCTCAACATTATAAGTACAAATGCCGTCCAGCTTCGCCAAGGTTTTCTGTCCTATGGTGTTGCCGTTCTCTAAGTACAATGTTTTAGCTGTGGATTTCTTCTTTTTTAACACCAAATTACACTGTGCCTTTGCACCTACGCAACTAAGTAAAGCTATTAAAATGATTAAGTTTTTCATGGGTGTTGGTCCTTTGTTAATTGTTACCCTGTACACTTGTATCGGTACATTTGTAGATGAACATTAGCACAACTTAAAACCATGTACAAGTGTAGAGTGTTTACATTGTTTCAAAGAGCTGCCCAAATGTAGAGGGTTCATTTATTGTGTGTTTCTTTTGTCCGATCTATAACCCAATACAAATGTATAATCCTAATCAAATGTTCATGGACAATTGTATAATCCTATCTAAGTGTCACTGGACAATTGTATAAACCCTCTACAACTGTATCAGTTCACCACTGTATCAATGTTCAGTGTTGGGCAAATTACCCAAGTGTCCATGGACATTTGTAAAGGAGGCCCCTACCCCCAAAATAACTTGGCCTGGAGAGTGTGCTTTCCGAAACTAAACGCAAAGATAAAATGCAATCGGTTTCTACATTTGTACAGGGTTCTCATTCCGGCTCATTGAATCTTTGATTCTTTTTAAACTTTGATTTCGTTTTTGCCCTTGAAAAATATTTCCCAAGAACAATTAAGCAGTTAACGCCATGCGTAGTTTGTAAATCTGTACATTGTGTTTATGATGTAAGTCTGTACAAACCTATTTCCTGATCAGGAGAAATTGAATGAAGAAAAGAACGTTAAGCGACGGTGGGGCCTTTGAAGATTTTAAAGGCACAAGACAAACCGTCAAACTTATCCCTAGAGAGCAAAAGGAAAGAGAGCGCAAAGAGCATGAGGCCGTAGCTGCCAAAGCTGGTTTCGCTCCTGACAATCCTACTATCGAAGGGGTTCTAACAAAAGAAGATATGGTCTTAGTTAATAACGGCATGAAGCTGTTAGGACTGATCGCTATGTGTAACGCCCGTAAGGTTGAACTGCCTGAAGAGGCCGACACCAGAGAAGAGATCACTGAGTATCTTCAGTCTCGGTTTAGCGAAGAGGGAGAGGAAGTTGTTACTAAGTCACCTAAGGAGCCTAAGCCTGCAAAGGTAAAAGAAGCTGATGCTTTTATCGTAGAACTTAAAGGGAGTGAGAAAGGTAAGTCCATTCCAGAAATGAAAGCTTATGCTAAGAAGAAACGTAAACCAGTTCCTTCTAAGCTTCGCACTAAAGCCGACATTACAGGATATATCCTAGAGACTTTCGATCCAGAGCACGTTAGCGATAGTGACAACCTCTAAGAGAAAAAAGTACAAAGTTAAATTACAACCCGATACCCCTAGTAAAAAGAGGTATCGGGTTGATTTGAATGGCACTGTCACTAAGGCAGGAAGGCCAAGGGGCGAAGCTTTAACCGCCCACTCTGTACCTACGCCCGAAGAGATTTCTCCAAAGGGCAAGCAACTCCCTTATGAAATCAAAGAAGAGAAGGGTGTCCAAAGAGTAAAGACCGGATACGTTCCGAGAAAGTTTCAATTAGAACTTCACCAAAATTTAAAAAGATTCAACGTCCTAGTTTGCCACAGACGTTTTGGTAAAACGGTTCTCGCCGTTAACCACCTTATACATAGAGCACTCTGTAATCCATTGAGGAATCCACAGTACGCTTACATCGCCCCAACTTACAAAGCAGCTAAACGAATTGCTTGGCAGTACTTCGTTGACTACACAAGGCACTTACCAAATGTCAGACCTAACAAAACCGAACTTACAGTTTACATTGATCGTCCTGATCACATTGACCCTCTCACTGAGGAGAAAGACCCGGACGAAATTAAGATCATGCTTATTGGAGCTGATGACCCTGACAGTATCCGAGGGATTTATCTTGACGGGGCTATCCTTGATGAGTTCGCACAGTGTGATCCGATTATCTGGGGACAGGTTGTTCGCCCCGCTTTGGGTGACAGAAAAAAGATCGCAAGAGAGCTTGGCCTTTATTACGACACTTCCGGGTATGATCTTGAACCGTGGGCCATATTTATCGGTACGCCCAAGGGTCAGAACCATTTCTTTAGAAGATTTAAAGGCGCTGAAGATTCGGAAGCGTACTGCGCTCAGTATGAGAAAGACCACGACATTGCCGGTGAGCGGATAGCGTGGGATGACTTTGAAGAAACCTACGGCATCGACGACAACACTTCTCAAAAAGAACTAGGTCAAATTCTTAAAAAGATTTCTAGTGACGTTGAGAAAGAATACAAGGCCTGGAGGAAATACAAAGCTAATAGTAACTGGATGACTGCACTATTCAAAGCTAGTGAGACAGGCGTTCTTGACCTAGACGAAATTGAGGAAATGACTGAAGACCTTACTGAAGATCAGATAAGGCAGGAACTTGAGTGTGACTTCAACGCTGCCATCCTTGGCTCTTACTACGGCAACTTAATTGTTAAGGCAAGAGAAGCAAACAGAATTTGCAAAGTCCCTTACGATTCCCGTTACCCGGTTGACACCCATTGGGATATTGGTGTTGGAGATAAAACAACTATTTGGTTCAGACAAAAAGTAAACGGCAAGTATCATTACATTCATTACTATGAACAGAACGGTCAAGGTGTTGATCACTACATAAAAGTTCTCGATGCTTTAAAAGAATTTGAAGGCAAGAAAACTGAAGTTGAAGAAGGCGAAGTGATCACAGGTCGTGGATTTAAGTATGGCCGTCACGTTTGGCCACATGATGGGAAGGTTCAAGAATTTGGATCAGGTCAATCCCGACAAGAAACTGCAAGGAAGAAAGGGCTCAAGGTTGAGATTCAGCCGAAGCAGAGAAGGGAAGACCGCATCCAAGCATCAAGGGATAGGATTAAGATCAGTTACTTTGACGAAGAACATTGTGAAAGAGGTATTGACTGCCTGTACAACTATGAGAAAGAATATGATGAAAAGCTGATGATCTTCAAACCTACACCCAAGCACAACTGGGCATCACACGGCGCAGACGGTTTTGGTTATTCATCACTTGACGACAGGGATAGCTATTTCGAGCATGACATTACCCAGCTATCGAAAAATCGTGCTACCATGGATTATAACGAGTTAACTCACTAGGAGGCAGTGGCATGGGTTCTAGATCAACTAGCACTACAGTAAGACGTAAAAGAGGATTCGCTGAAGCGGACCTTCAAACTTTTATGCAGCTTGGGCAAACCCAGGCCGGACAACCTAGCAACTTAAATATTGCAAGCTACAGACCTCAGGAAGTGGAACAGCAAATCAGAACCACAACCAAAAGGAAAAGCGGAATTTTCGGGAGTGCCAACTATAGCACTACTGACGTGGGCGGCTTCACTGACCAATTTGCAAACATAACCTCTGAGCAGCTAGACAACCTTACCAATGTTTTCTTGAGCAGAGAGCAGGAGATTAAAGGTCGTCGCGCTCAACCGGGCACATCATCACTATTTCTTAAGAGAGCGTAACTATGGAAAAAGAAAAGTACTTAGAGGAACAGCATAGTAAGCGTGTAAAACTTCGTGCCAATTGGGACACTCTTTGGCAGGCACTGGCCTACTTCTTTCTTCCAGACAAAGACGATGTTTATCAGTTCCAAAACGGCGTGACTGGAGATAATAAGTTCGGAAGGCTCTACGATACTTTTGGAGTCTACTGTAACGAAACCCTTGCGACTATGTTGCAAGGAATGCTTATCAGCCCGTCCGATGTTTGGATGGAGTTCCACCACCCGGTAAAAGAAATTGATAACCTCCCCCATGTTCGTAGGTGGTTCAGAGACTTGGATGAGTTGATGATCTCTCTTATGAATAACTCTAACTTTCAACCTCAGGCCCACGAGTTCTTTCTTAATCTGACTGGTTTCGGAACAGCCATAATGGGAGTTTTTGAGGATGAGGATAAACTAGTACGTTATCAGTCCGACCCTACTTATAAGTGGTACTGCGAAGAGAACGACAAGGGTATCGTTGATACTATGTCGTGCATTGATAAAATCACAATTAAACAAGCGATAGAACGCTATGGTGAAGAAGGCTTCGGTGAACACATCGAAGAGGCTAAGAAAAAACTTGATGAGAAGATTGAAATTCTTATTACTATCATGCCTCGCCACGAATCTGAACTAACTGAAATGGGCGATAAGTCTAAGCCCTTCACGTCTATCCACCTTTGGAGAGATAAGAAACACAAGCTAAGAGAGAAAGGCTTCAACGAATTCCCTTACGCAGTTACTCGTTTCTACAAAGTAGCTGACGAAGTGAATGGCCGTTGTCCTGCTATGAAAGCTTTACCTGATGTACAGATGCTTAATCAGATGATGAAGACAATCATTAGGGCAGCTCAAAAAGTTGTGGACCCTCCTATGAATGTCCCTGACGATTCCTTCCTTGGAGGACTAAGTTTAGTACCCGGTGCACTTAACCCTTACCGTTCTGGAACTGAAGACAGAATTTATCCTATTCAAACAAGCGCCGACATTGGCTTAGGTCTTGATATTGTTGAGCATGTTAAAGAACAAATTAAAAGGCATTTCTATATTGATCAGTTCCAACTTCGTGATGGCCCTCAGATGACCGCTACTGAAGTGAACGCTATCCTTGATCAACAACTTAGGCTTCTAGGGCCTCTAATGGTTAGGGCTGTACCCGAATTTCTTAGACCTATAGCTACTAGAAACTTAGGCATAATGGCCCGTAAGGGAGAACTACCGCCTAACCCGCCACAAGAATTAATGGATGGCGGAGAGCTTAAGCTAGAAGTGAACTTTGTTTCTAAGATCGCTAAGGCACAAAGGTCCTCAGATGCGGACACTCTAGTTGCATTCCTATTAGAGCTTCAAGGGATTGCGGAACAAGAGCCAAGGGCCAAAGAACTTATTAACGTTGACCGTACCGTAAGAAATCTTTCTCACATGAGAGGTGTTTCTGAAGATATTTTTAACACTGCTGATGAGCTTGAAGAGATTGAAGAAGCAAGGGCAAAAGCAGAACAAGAAGCACTGGAAACCAACAGGCAACTGGCCGGTGCAGAAATACTCAACAAGGGCGTAGGCCCAGCTAAAGAACTAGGGGTTTTAAATGAATCATCACAGGCAGGACTTGCTTAACGAAGCTGAATTAAAAGAGAATGAATACTTAAACAAGAAGCTGGATCACTCCCGAGCTTACAAAACTGTATTTGGAAGTGAACAAGGACAGCTTGTCCTTGAAGACCTGGCCGAGAGTTGCAGTGTCTCCACTACAGTCTTTGACGGAAACCCTCACATTATGTCTTTTAAAGAAGGCCGTAGGTCTGTCATACTTGATATTTTAAAGGCTCTCGATATGGATGAGTCTGCAATTATGGATTTTTACCGACAGAAACAAATAGCACAAAAAGGAGTTTTCTAACATGGGTAAATTATTTGGATTTGAAAAGTTTTTATTAGAGGGTTTTATGGGCGGCGAAGGCGGCTCTGGCGGAGGCGCTGGGGAAGGCGGTGCTGGCGCAGGAGGTGAAGGAGGCGCTGGGGAAGGCGGCGAAGGAGGTGCTGGCGGCCAGGTAAACTACACCTACCCTGAAACGCTGGACCCTATGTACCACGGGAATGACCACCTACTCCGACACGCCAATGACAAGGGCGAGTTCGACATGGGGAAGGTTATGCAATCTTTAGTTCATGCTCAGAATGCTATGAGTACTGAGAAGATGCCTATCCCTAATAACAACTTCACTGAAGACCAATGGAAAGAAACTTTCCAGAAGCTTGGACTTCCAACGGAGATGGACAAGTACGGCCTGGAGAATAATGTGCCTGAAGGCTTCGAGGCCAACGAAGAAATGTTCACTAAGTTTAAAGAGTTTGCTTTTAATAATAATATTCTTCCCAACCAGGCCCAAGCCATGTTGGACTTCCACAATGAATTTGTTATCGAGCAGAACAAAGCTGCTGTTACTCAAGCACAAGCTGACCTTGATAATAATAGGAAAGCACTCCTGAATGAGTGGGGTGAGGAAGGGTTTAAGAGAAACTTAGGTCTTGCCGATCAAGCCCTTAAGCACTATGTCCCTGATGAGGAAGCACGCAAATCTATCATCGCAACCGGAGCCCTTGATAATCCTGAAATCACTAGGCTTTTTGTAAACTTAGGTAAAGGTTTAGCAGAAGACAACCTAATCCCTAAGGGCGGTAACGGACAAGGCTACAACG